GCCATAGCACCTTGATTGTCCCCAATTTGTGACAACATCTGAGCACCTTTTAAGATAGACTTGGGATCAGTCTGGTCTATCTGTTGGGCAATAGAGTTTCTAGCACTAATTAACTTCAGTTGTGGGTCTTCAATGCCCATAGCACCACCAATGGCAGTACCAAGCCCTCTAGCACCACCATAAGTTAGTGCCGCACCACGAGCCGCAGGGTCTAGTTGAGCAAGGGTAATACCTTCTTGCAAAGCACTTCTACGTTGCTGTTCACCATACATTTCAGGGGTTAGCCCAAACAAACCCGCTACGATATTTTCTGCCATGATGATTCCTTAACCAAATAAGCTATATAAAGAGTTGCCCGCAGCCGCACCAAATGCAGGAGAAGAACCTAAACCGCTTAATAATGTTGAATATGGGTTAGTAGTTGCCGCAGGGCCAGTAGCCAATCGTGTACTGAACTCAGCACCCGACAATCCTAAACGACCCACGTTAGCACCTGCTGTAGCCGCTTGTTGACCAAGTTGTGCGCCTAGCATCAAAGGTTGTTGTGCCGCTGTCTCTAAGCCTTGTACTTGTCCCAAAGCAGTTGTGTAGGGTGTATAAGCCTGTTGCTGACCGCCATAATAGTTGCCCATAGCTTGTGAGCCTTGACCTAATAGACCCGCACCAAACAAGACGTTCTGTTGACCATATTGCTGGGCATTAGCCGCTAGTCGGGCATCTTCCTGTATCTTGGCATTCATAAATGCTTGTAATTCAGGTGTAGTAGCACCCAAATTACCGCCTTGAGCTACAGATAAACCACCACGGCCTTGTTGTTGTAGTTTATTTTGCAAGAAAGCAAATTCTTGTTCACGACCAGGTGCTAAAAGTGCCATCTGTTGATTGAGATAATTCTGAGCAACATCTTGAGGATTCTGAGCCAAATACTTATTACCTAAGCCAAATAAACTCTGTGCGCCTGTTTGAAGAGGAGCAAATTGAGCTTGTGCGCCTTCTGCTTGTACTAAACCAGACTCAGCCAACTTGACCAAGCGGTCTTGAGCATTCTTAGCTTCGGGGCTTAAAGTGTATCCTGCGCTAGTAATCTGACCAGTTTTTGGATCGACTTGGAACTGTGAAGTGCCAAACCTAGTAGTCATGCCAACAGGTCTAAATGCAGCGGCTTGTTTAGCGGCAGCAGTTTCGGTATCAATCATCTGTTGCGCACGAATAGCCGCTTCACGAGATGTTTGTTGTTGGAGAAGACCTGCACCAGTAGTCAAACCACCCGATAACAAAGCACCAAGTTGAGCCGCTGTTAAACCGCCTAAACCTGTCCCTGCCGCTGTTCCAAGTGTCGTACCTAAACCCGTACCTAAACCAGTTCCTACACCCGTACCTAATCCAGTTAAAGTAGTTCCCAATCCAGTTCCAACGCCAGTTCCAACGCCTGTTAAAGTAGTGCCAAGTCCTGATCCAGTTAATATCCCAGTACCTAAACCAGTACCTAAACCAGTTCCAAGCAATGTAGTACCAAGACCAGAACCTGTTAAAACACCAGTTCCTAATCCTGTACCTGCTGTAATTCCTGCACCAGCTCCTGCCGCACCAAGACCTGCGCCAGTAGTGCTTAAACCAAGACCACCAGCACCTGCCGTAAGACCTGTACCAGTACCCATTCCTGCAACAGTTGTTCCTGCTCCACCAAGAAGACCTGTGCCTGTTGCCGCACCCGTTAAAGTACCTGCTGCCAATCCACTAAGTTGTTCACCAAGTGTCAAAGCACCCGTTGTTCCACCAGTACCACCAAGAGACAAATCTAATTGAGATAACTCAGATAATGTCAATCCTGTACTACCAATAGTGCCTGTACCACTACCGCCTGTTAGGTTTGTCAGTGTACCTGCTAAAGCACCAGTAGTTAAAGAATTAGCAAGAGCAGTTGCTCCCGCAGTACCGCCCGCACCACCAAGAGCTAAATCTAGTTGCGCCAACTCAGCCATTGTTAAGCCAGTAGAGCCAACAGTTCCTGCTGTTCCGACTGCCGCACCACCACCGCCAAATAAACCCTCAAAACCACCACCTAGTCCACCAAATAAAGCCGCACCACCAAGAGCAAACTTTAGAAAGTCTTGACCTGCATTTACTTCTTGTTGTTTCGTAGTTTGTTGATATTCACCAGTAGGAGAGTAATAGTTAATGTTGCCACCAACTTTGTTATCACTGGCCTTATAGGTAATGACGTTTTCTAGTCCACCAACTTGCTGATCCTCACCAGAACCAATTACTTGGTTAACCGCTTGAACATAGGTGTCACCAAGCAATATTGCTTGATTAGGAGGTATAACTGCGCCTACACGAGCCGCAACTGCACCCTCATCCAACCCAACAGCTTGAGCCATTTGAGCAGGAGAGACTCCATAGGTCTCCATAGCCGTGACGATCTGGGCATCAGTTAGATCGGGATTACTGACCAGAAAATCTACAATTTGTTCGCTAGTTACAGCCATGATTGCTCCTTAATTATTATGCGTCAGGCTTTGGATACTTTGCTTTTACTGCCAAACAAGCATCAATATAGGCTTGAATCTGAACTTGGTCGCCTTTTACAATGCCGTCAAGATAATCGGTGATTTGAGGGTATTCATTAGCTCGTTTATCTTTGTATGCTATTTTTGCAAGCTCATCTAATTTAATTCTATGTGCAACAATCCTAGCTTCCCATTCTGCTTCTTCCTCGGCAGTAAATGGAATATTACCTTCTGCTGTTGTATGATAATTTGGCATAATTATTCCTTATGTATTAGCAAGGCCGTAAAGTCTAAAAGTTCCAGATGTTATATTTCCAGAAGATGTATAAAATCTGATTCCAGTTAAAGCCGCAGTTCCATCATTTCCACCTGCACCATATGATCTTGCAACATTGTCAGCAGAATTTACAAAGTAACCTGTCCACTCAACATATTTACTTAAAGTGGTGCTAGACGGATTATGAATAAACATAACAAAACTTGAAGAACTGCCAGCAATAGTAGAAGTATTATTTCCCATCAGGCTTACTTCAGTTCTGCCAATATTCTGACTAAATCCTGAATAAGCACTATTGTTTGATGGTGTTCTATCCACAGCCGCTTGATAAGAAGCAGATGTAAGATAACTACCTCCAATCTTCATTAAAAAGAAAAGTTCTACATTTCCAGCCGCCACAGTATTTATATTACTTATTACAAGCATATATTGGGTATACGTACTGCTAAAAGTAGTTTCAACATCTACAGTTGCTGAGTTAGAGGCGGTAACTGTTGAAAGCAAAGTCATTCCGCTACCACCACCTGCCGCCGCCCAAGTCGGTGCGCTTGCACCATTGCTTTGTAAAAAATAACCCGCAGTCCCTGCGGCTGTATAAGCATGAGCAGTTCCCGTTCCATAACCCACACCACCCGCAGTCGCTGCAGCAGTTGAGTTTGTTCCACCATTTGCAATTGGCAGAGTGCCTGTAACACCTGTGGATAAAGGCAAGCCAGTTGCATTTGTTAAAGTTGCAGATGTTGGTGTTCCTAATATTGGAGTTACCAATGTTGGAGAAGTCGCAAATACGTTTGCACCAGTACCAGTTTCATCTGTCAAGGCAGCAGCTAAATTGGCACTTGATGGAGTTGCTAAGAAAGTAGCCACACCAGTAGCTAATCCGCTAACACCAGTTGAAATAGGAAGACCTGTAGCATTAGTTAAAGTTCCGCTAGATGGTGTTCCCAATACTCCACCATTGATTACAGGTGCTCCACTAGAACCAGTATTAACTGCTAGAGCCGTTGCAATGCCAGTTCCTAAACCTGAAACTCCTGTTGAAATAGGCAAGCCAGTAGCATTAGTTAGGGTAGCACTTGCGGGAGTTCCAAGAATAGGAGCAACAAGAGTCAATGCTGTTCCATTGGTTGTAGCACCTGTAATACCGCCAAAAGCACCTGCATTGTTATATTGAACTTGAGTAGTAGAGCCGCCAGGGGTTCCCCCACCACCGCCCGATGCTGCAATGGTAATACCACCAGCACTATTGGTAATTGTGACGTTTGTGCCAGCAGTTAAAGTAGCTTTAGTTAGAGTGTTGCCAGTAGAGTTGCCAATCAACAGTTGACCATCTGTATAGCTTGTTTGACCTGTACCGCCATTAACAACGGGAAGAGTTCCTGTCACACCTGTAGACAAAGGCAAGCCTGTTGCATTAGTCAATGTTGCACTTGTTGGTGTGCCTAGAATGGGAGTCACCAATGTTGGAGATGTAGCAAATACAGCCGATCCTGTTCCTGTTTCATCAGTTAAAGCACCCAAAAGGTTAGCAGAACTAAATGAGCCTAAAGAAGTTGCATTCCCTACAGAAGTAACTGCACCTGTTAAGTTGGCATTTGTCGTGACGTTACCCGCAGTCAGGCCAGAGGCAGTTCCTGTAATGTTTGTACCAACCAATGCGCTTGGAGTTCCCAAAGCAGGAGTTACTAGGGTAGGAGAGGTTGCAAATACTACTGCTCCACTTCCAGTTTCATCAGTCAAAGCTGCCGCTAAGTTTGCACTACTAGGAGTCGCTAAAAAAGTTGCTACGCCTGTTCCTAGACCTGATACACCTGTGCTGATAGGAAGACCAGTAGCGTTCGTTAAAGTGCCACTTGTAGGTGTTCCAAGAATAGGGGTTACTAGTGTAGGGCTAGTGGCAAACACCAATGCGCCAGAACCTGTTTCATCAGTGATTGCAGAGGCTAAATTAGCACTAGAGGGTGTTGCCAAAAGAGTTGCTACGCCAGTACCCAAACCACTTACGCCCGTTGAAATAGGAAGACCCGTAGCATTTGTTAAGACTGCCGCACTCGGTGTACCAAGGGCAGGGGTTACAAGTGTTGGCGAGTTTGACAACACTACATTTGTTGTGCCTGTAGAGGTTGTAACTCCTGTACCGCCTTGAAGGACTGTTAAAGGTGTTGTAAGTCCAGTGAGTGACGTAATGTCAGAGTTAGCACCACTTGCGGCCACACCAAGATTAGTTCTTGCATTAGCGGCTGTAGATGCACCCGTACCGCCATCAGCTACCGCTAAATCGGTGATGCCCGTGATCGTACCGCCAGTAATTGCGGCAGAAGCATTGTCTGTTTTGGTCGCAACAGCAGTAGCAATGTTGTTAAATTCAGTATCAATCTCAGCACCTTTAACAATCTTTAAAGGATTGCCAGGTGATAAGTTATCTTTAGTAGCGAAATTAGTTGATTTAGTGTAATTACTCATGGTTTACCTCTTATCCCATTTTGCCATCTTTGGCTTGAATTTCAATCTTTTGCAGAGAAAATGAAACATTGTTAATCGTTATTTCATAACCAGTTTGAACAATCTTTCCCGCACCTGAAGCATTTGCAGAAAGAATCTTAATTGGCACACCACTTGTGTACTCAGCAATGTTGTACTCACCAATTCCATATTCATAACTAATTTGTGTAGGAATATAGATATTTTCTGATTGATAAGAACCAGAATAATCAAAACCCCACTTGATTGTTAGGAACTGATTAGACCCACCAATAACAATAGCGGTAACATTTTTAAGAATAGAAATCTGATTAGGATTTCCTAAGTCAGCATTGTTTGTGTAATAAGCAAATCGGTAGGTAGATGTGTCATCTAAATAGCCGTTGTACTTACCAATGTATCCATTCTTACCAATGTACAAATCGCCATTTCTAAGTGATCTTAGAGATGTTGGTGCAATTGAATCCCACTTAGTAACCCTAGATGATCCATCCTGTAAAGATTGCTTAGTATCAAAACAGTAAACTTGCAAAGATGCAGGTAAAACAAGTAGATAAAACGCTTCTTTTTCTGAGTAAACAGATTTTAAATTTGCAAGAGTTTCGCCAGACAAGGATGAATTTAAGTCAAAACGAACATTCTTAGATAGGTCTCGCAAAGGAGCAGATTTCTCTTGAATAGTCCTCAGCAATGAACGAACACCTGAGTCTGACAAGAAAATAACATCAGAGCCAATGCTTTGAATCGTATCTCTTGCGATACACCCAATAGAGCCTACTGTGTCGCTCAGAACCAAGGAAGCAGGCGTAGATGCACCAGAGTAAACAAGAATTTGTCGTTTACCAAAGATAAACAAGAAATCATTGTGAGCTGCCAACCCCATCACTTCATCAGCACCATTAGGCCACACACGAGAAACATCCAGTATTCCTGAAGTACCACCACCCCATACATGACCTGCAATTAAATCAGAGAAGGTTACTGTTACTTTGTCAGTAGCAGTATTAGCCACCCATAAACGACCAAATGCTGATATGCAAATATTGGCTTGAGGAACTGTAGCTACATAACCAGATTTCTCAGAAACTCTGCGATAAGTAGTTGTACTTACTGCGGGGTCATAAATGAGTGGATCGTGACCTGTTTGGAAGAAGTATGCAATGCCATTCAAAGATGCAGTTTGCCAATTAGATGCTGTGATAGTAGGGTCAGTGCCTCCACCACCATAGGTTAACTCAGTAACAGCGTTAGAAGTGCCAAGTTTGAATAACTTGTTGTTGCCAGCAAATAGAACAGTTAAAGTTCCATCACTCTGAACTAACTCATGGATTACAGTAACATCATTAGCACCTAGATTGCCAGATGAAGAGTTAACCCTTGACCAACCTTTTCTAGCACCAATACGACTATATTGATCCAAGATGCAATTAGTTGCAACTAAGGCAAAGCCAGCCCCTAAATCAAGGGGTGAATCTTCAGTATTCAGGCCATAAAAGCCTGGTGCTGAAAGACTGTAACTTTGTAGAGGTTTAGACATTACACAGGCTCAAAGTTATTTTCTATATAGCGAGTGCCTTCGAGTGCAATAGCATCTGACAGCATTCCACGAAATAGGGCATAGGCTTCAGAGGATGCAGTTCCACCATCCTCACCACGTTCAATCAATGCCCTTGCATAAGCACTTTGGGCAACTAGATAATCTAAAACTTTGACAGATGTTGCGTCTGATGACAGAGTTGCTTGCGGTACAGCCAAGTCAAACATGATTGTATAGACCCCATTAGGAATTGGAAATAACTCTACTTTTGTATCTCCACTACTATCCACACCATCAAAAGTAAACTCAGAAGGTATGCCAGTTGATGGAGTACCAAAGTTCAGTTTGCGATTCATGTCCACAAAACTGATATTTTTTAAACCTATAAAACTTGTTGAGTTAATAGCATCGTTAACTTGGAACTTCTGACCCGCACCCGTCATTGAATAAGCGTGTGTATTCGCAGTAGTTGTGATAGTCACTGTTGTGCTGAGAACATTCCAATTAAAAGAATCTTCAATCTGACGCTTGGCATCATTTACAAACTTGCCAATCAGAGAGGAATAAGTTGTTTCGCCAACAGTTGTGACTGAACTCTCACGCAAGCGAACTAACACATCATTAACAAGTTCTAAGTAAGTCATGTTCTCTGTGACCCTTCAATTTCAAATGTTGCAAGTACAGACATTGTTGCTCCCGCTTCAGAAGTGGCACTTATGTAATCACCCTCTTCCATGACAAAATATTGCCCATTTGAGATAAGTGTTAGTGTTGTTCTGGCAGATAAAACTTGCTC